TGGATACGTTGGATAATTGGATTATATCAGATAAATTCTTAAGAGTCAAGCTGTGTTTTAAGATTGTCAATTGTATGTGACATTCCAGAAAATAATAATGTCATATCAGTTCCCTCTGGAAAACCAAGTAGTTGAACTGATTTCTCTAAGTGTTCCTTTAATTCAATTGCTTCTGGATCTTTTGACAGACTAATGCGTGTGTACATTAATCTTTGTTTCTCTAATAAATTAGTAAGTTTTTCAATGTGATCAAGTTTGTCTTCACGACTCATAGTGCCAAACTTGAAGGCTTTCGCATATATCTCAGCTTGTAAGCTTTGGATATCTTCCAATCCTTCCTTGACGATATTGGAATCAAAAAACTCACTCATGAATAATTTCCCTTAAGATTTTTTTAAATTGGAACACATTAATATTTAGGAAAGGTTTATACTTCTTTATTTTAAGACTGACGGTTTCCCATACAGGATCTTTCAGTTTTTTATCAAACCTTTCCGAAAATGCAAAAATAATATCAAATATAACAAAGGTCTCTAAACATATATCCCCACCCAAAAACCTCTTTAGTATAACTGGATGCCCTTTTTTACACTCTAATATCTTATCTAAACTATTATTATCTAACAGTTCATTTGACTGTTCCTTAAATAAGTATGATATGCTCTGCTGTCTTCTCATCCAATCGGAGTAAGTTCTTTCACCAGAATTAATAATTTCACCAATCCACAGATTTTTTGGATTATCCGTAGTCACAAAGTTTGCCAATAAAAAATTAACAATCTCATCGTCAGAGTATTTTCTTGACGTTTTCTCAAACCAATACTTATCTTTCCTCTTGTTAAATGACGTAATGGTTGCACTAGACTTACCACCATATCTGAAGAAATCGTACTTACGATTTGTAAAATGATTCTTCATTGAAAGATAAGATTGATAGGTCTCAAATGGAGTCACTTTCATCATCTTCCTCTTCAGTATCTAATTCTGTAATTGAATCAACTGGAACTTCTGCCTTACCGATACGATACCAATGTTGATCAACACCAATACTATCAGGTCTTACACCTAAGTATTGTAAATCAGGGAAGGAATGCTCACGAAGCATCGCTTGCAACCTCCAATGAATTAATTCTGATTTTTTCATTATAAAGGTAATTTTGCTCTTGATGTAGGTTTCATAAAGTTAAGTCTCGTTGCATCCCACTTCAGTCTTTCCTTTAATGGTTTTGAGATTAACTTCGATACTGATTCTACCTCAATATTGTTAGTTTCGCAATAGTAGCAAATGGCATCGATATAATTGAAATCTTGTTCTGCAGCGACAATCTTTTCGATCTCCATTGCAAATTTGGAAGGTGTCAAGAATTTGTTCTCGATTGCCTGTTCTAATTCTTTACTTGGTTCCATAGAGTTCCAGTTTATCTTGAACAAATTTATTAATGTATTCTCCGAGGAGTTTGATATACTTTGCTTTGTTGTACTCTTCATAGACGATGCATTCTCCATTTTCACAGGACATGATAATTACTAATTTTTTAACAGAAATACCTGTTAGTTCATATAACATACAACCGTATGCCATACACTGGACAAAATAATGTTCGATCCAGTCTTTTGGTTTTGGTTTTTTAGAAGTCTTAAAGTCGATTATTGCTAATTCGTTGTTGTATTCAGCGATACAATCAACAGTTCCAGCAATTCCAAGTTGCTTACTATAGAGAGCACCCTCTAAAGCGTAAATATTATTTATGTTATTGATTTTTGCTTTAGCGACCTTAAACAGAAAACTTGATATCGGAGGAACCTTTGGTGCGTCCTCATGATTATATAGATGGTTTTCAGTAAGGGTGTGAAAGTCAGTTCCACGGGTGGTTGCTGCCTTTGTAATTTTGTCTGCCACCTCATTACCAACCCTTTTTCTCCAATCCAGAAATATCTGTTTATTGAAGTGACTCGTAATAGATGTGATTGAAACTAATTTAAGTAATTCATCTTCGTCAGGTACGTTATAATAACGCACACCATCAATCGTTTCTCTTGATAACTTTGGAAGATCAATATCTACATGATTAAACATTAAAGACCAGCTTCTAATTTTGCAATAATATATTCTTTGACAAGTCCTGAACGAACTATATCATCAATCCCAAACTCTATTATATCAAAGGATGGCATTTTACGCAAGATGTTAAGAAAATCGTGTATACCATTCTTATCATTTGTCTTGACCAAATCAGTTTGACTTGCATCACCACAAAAGATAATCTTGCTATTTTCACCGACACGAGTGATAATACTGTCTAATTCGTGAAAGTTTAGGTTCTGAAATTCATCAACTATGATGATAGCATTATCTAATGTTGTTCCACGAATAAACGATGTGCTCCAGAATTTAATACTGTCCTGTGCCTTTAGATTACCATATAACATCTCAAAATCAGCATCAGATGGCATCTGAAACATATATTTTACCATATTTTTGTACGGTATTTGATAAATGTCTGCCTTATCTTCGTGATCACCAGGTAGAAAACCAATTTCACGAGTTGATACTAAAGAACGGACCAAGTAAATTTTTTCATATGGTGTGCTTTCGTCAAGAATGTCTGAAAGTGCATTATACAAGGTAATAAATGTCTTTCCCGTACCTGCTGTACCATATGCAACCAAATGTTTTCCTGCAGAATATGATTCAAAAAGTTTTTTCTGATTATCTGTAATTGGTTCAATATCAATCAGATAGGTGTTACTTATAGGTTTCTTTCTCTTCATTTGTTTGGACGTATATCCAATACCAATTGGATTATCTCCATTGGTTTTCTTTTTTCTAGGCATTTTCCTAAAGTGTTTTTAAGTTAGGGTTTCTTGGAGCAGATTTTTTGACTTTCTTAAGTATCTCATTCCAACCAGGTGCTTTTTTTCTTAATTTATCCTTCCATTCACCCACCTCTCCAACACCTGGCATTGTTGATGGATCAGAATAATCACGAGTCCAGTCGGGATTGTCTTCCTTCCACTGATCCCATTCTGTGACGCTCATCACAACTTCTTTTTGTTCACCAGTTTTTGTATTTACTACAGGATAAGTTGCCATATCAATATAAAGTTATGTAAAGTTATTTAGACCCACTCCATTGCCTCTGCAACGGTTGGGAATTGTTCGGTAAAGATATTTTTGCAAGCATTTGCAATATCCATATGTTCTTTCTGTGTACCATGTCCAGAACGCAGTTCAATATAATGTATCCAAGAACGAACACTACCCGACATATAAAGTCTTGTAGGAGTTGCTAATGGTAATACAAATCTTGCACATTCTTTTGCAACTTTTGCATCTAACATTTGTTTATACAATTTCATACCATCTGCAAAATATTTTTGCATTTTAACTTCTAATTCTTGAACAAGCATCGGATCTAAATCGTCTGTTGAATTTTGACGATTTTTCTCATCTTGTTTACGAAGTTGTGGTAATGGTATTTTATCTCCTAATAAACTACTATCAGCATATCTTTGAGAAAACTCCTGATATGTGAAAGAACGATGTCTTAAAATTTGTGCAGCAAGACCTCTTGTTGTGTTAATTTCAAGTGTCATAAATGCTTGCTCAAAAATTGACCAATGTTGATGTTTAATACAATATCTTAAAAGACCTGCATATTTTTCGTTTTCCTGATTATTAGGATTACTCACACGAGCACAATATGCCATGTGTTTTTCTGCATCAGGAGATACACTAATAAGTTTTACATTCATACAAAATAATCCTCTAATGTGTTTTTTTCTTCAATTTGGTTCCCCCAAGCATCCCACCCCTTGAATCTATGTCTAGCAAATAATTCAATTCTAGGTAGATCGCCACTACTATTCACAATCATCTCCCTTACTTGATGGGGTTTCTCACTATGTCTACTTGAATTAACTGCTTGAAACATATTTTTGGTGGTTTTGTTTAAGCATTTCATTTTACCCTTTACACCAAAAATTATGTGTTCGGTGCAACCTCTAAAATAATAACCCATTCCCATTTCTGGTTTTCCATTTGCATAGGTTTTGACCCAAGTTATTAAGGTCTTGTAATCAAATCCCCATTTTTTACAAATTTCTAAACCCTCTTCTATAAAAGGATTTGTAACCCACAAATAAAGATGTGCTTGTTCTTCCAATAAATCACGAACAGGTAATTTACAAATGTCATCATTAGACATAGTATCATATCCAACCTGCCCATTACCCCAACTTTCATTATATTGCCAAGGTGGATCAGCATAAATGATATTATATTTTTTATCAGGAAATGGTATAATACTCATTTAAATCCTTTTGATGTTTGTTCTTCAATTCTTGCCAATTCGTCTTTGGCAACTTTTAACTGCTCTTTAATTAATTTGACTTGATCATCATCAAAGAGTTCTCTCTTCTTCAATAATCGTTCAAGCAATTTAATTAGTTTTCTCGCTCTAGTCTGGGTAGCCATCGTCATCATCATGAAGTTCATCATAATCACTTACTTGCTTAAAAGCGGGTGAATTACGATATGAGTCTACGTCAGAATAAATCTCTGCTTTTATTGCATCTACAGATAATTCTAGTTGACGAACTAATAGTTTGAG